GGCCACCAATCTCAACCTCAACTTGAGCGATGAGTTGCTCACCGGGGAAATCTAACCAACGGGCGTACACGGCGTTGTTGCCGGTGGCAACACTGGTGGCGTTGCCCATGAGTTGGTTGATCTCAGGGAGAGTCACTTGAAGGTAAGTGCGGTAGGCAAGATCGCCGTTGCGGCTGATGATGCACGTAACACGGCGGCCGAAATCGGCTTGGCCGTTGAAGGTTTGCTCAATAGACTCAATAGCAAAGTTAGTGTAGCGTCTGTAGGTTACTTTCCAGAAAGTAATTTGAGGGTTACCCGTAAGGTAAACGTCTTGGGCGCCATAGGCAACAAGTTGCATTAATCCACCTCCCATAGTTATAATATTGCTAAAGAAAAAATTTTTTTGGAATATAATTTAATTAAATATAAAAATCATAATTAAATTATTGCTACATGACTACGATAAAATCTTATTAATGTCAAAATTCCCCTTCATGAATGAAAGTAGGTAGGAATCCAATAAAACCTCCTTCTTTCCCTCGTGATTCTTCTTAAAAATATAAGATTCTTTCCTTTTCTTAATGCTCCATCCATCATTTATTGCATTAAACAAAAAAAGCATTTTTTGAAACGTAATTTTGTCTACTTTTACGTCACAATTTTCTTCTCCTTCACATTTTTTATCAATATTTATTCTTAAATCATATTCAGCCATTTACTAAAATTATAGAAAAGTTAAATTATTTTTTAACTAGTTCTCTCGCAACGCCTTTTTATATATATTTAATATCAATAATCTATTAAATAAAATATATGGATAAACATTAGATTACTAAACATGCCATCGTTTAAGCCAAAAAACGTTAAAAAAATTAAAATTAATAAAAAAACGTCTACCACGTTGGACGGCAAGCACAAAGAATTCGTAAATGAATTCAATAAAGATGAATCCGACAGAATACCTAAATTAAAAATGGAAAGGGCGTCAATAAAGTCTTTATTGGAAAAAGATGAAGAAGAAAAATCGTTTACAATTGAACAAGTTATGGATTATCAAGATAAGCTGAGAGACATAACCGCCGAAATACAGTCATTAAAATCTAAAAAAGTGGATTACTTTTTAGATAATTCTAAATATATCTTTGATTATTTTGAAAATAAGAAGGATATTTCAATAGGCAATGTTGCGACAAACAAGAATAAAATGTTGGAGTCTTTTTTCAAAATGAAACCCGCAGAAAATTCAAATGTAATAGAGAGCAAAAATAATAACATTTTTCAAAAATACTTAACCAACATTGATGATTCGTTTTTAGATATAAATTCGTTTTTGAGGCCAACAGACGTTTGTCAATCTTGTTACAAAGGCGAGTTGATACCCATGGATGATGAAGGCGTTCTTATTTGTAATGCGTGTTTTAAAAATGTGCAATATCTAATTGAGAATGAAAAACCGTCTTACAAGGAACCGCCCAAAGAAGTTTGTTTTTATGCTTATAAGAAAATCAATCATTTTAAAGAAATTTTGGCGCAATTTCAAGGCAAAGAAACCACGCAAATACCGGCTGATGTAATTGAAAATTTGAAATATCAGATTAAAAAAGAGAGAATAGAATACGACAAGTTGACTTATTATAAAACCAAGGAGCTTCTGAAAAAATTAGGATACAACAAATATTATGAACACATTAATTTTATAAAGGACAAACTGGGAATTAAACCTCCTATTATCTCTCAAGAGTTGGAGGAGACATTATGCAATTTCTTTATGGAAATTCAATATCCATACGCCAAACATTGCCCGGATTATCGTGTGAATTTTTTGCATTATTACTACGTGCTCTATAAACTTTTTGAATTGCTGGATGAAACACAGTATCTTCCAGAAATTCCAATGTTGAAGGATAGAGAGAAACTCATTGAACAAGACGCGATTTGGAAAAAAATATGCGAAGAACTAGATTGGGAGTTTATTGCGACTATCTAATCTAATTAACGAGTTCTTAACGTCTTCTAACTTTTCTGTTCTTTCTTGAAGCGCGCGATTTTCGTATGCCTTTGCCTTTTGTTTTCTTGGTTGTTTTCTTGGTTGTTTTCTTGGTTCTTCTTTTGCCTCCTTGAGCAACTTCGCCAAACGACGTCACCACATCTGAAAAGCTATTCTCACTTGATTCAGCTGTTGTATTGTGAGTAAGTTCTTCCGAAGAGGCTTCGGCGTTAAATTGGCCTAAAAGATTTGTGGCAACAGGAGCGCTTGGCTCAAACACAGAACTTTCATGAAACAACTCGGATTCCTCAGTAGTTGTTGTCGTTCCGTCAATATCATCCAAATCGTGCATTGAACTATTCGTTGATATGTCAGATAAAGGAGTTTGAACTTGGCCTCCTCTTCGCGCGCGTTTATGCATTTTCTTTGTATTACTTCTTCGCATTTTAAGGTGTCTTCTTGATTTCGGCATTTATATAATAATATGATAAAATTTAATTATCGTATTATTGAAGCAACTTGTTGGTTGGGTGTTTAGAGACCACCTGGGAAGCCAACAAGATTGGCACCGATTCCGAAACCAGCTCCGGAACGAGTCGTCACCGCAATGCTGGGCACGTACGTATCCAAAATGCTAAAGGTGGCGGCGGCAGTTAACGCGAGAAGAACAATTTCCTCAATGTTCAATGAACGTTTAGGGATAGCGTAAGCGGCAATGGCGACCATCAAACCTTCCACTAAATATTTGATGACTCTTTTAACAAGCTCAACAATATCAAACATCTATATTAAATAAAAAGAAAAAAATATATTGTGCGATAAAAAAACTTAAAATCAATATGTGACTAAATTATAAAATGGGAGCACAATCAAAAGTTAAAAGGCCTGAAGGTATGGAAGACCAATCTTTAGGATTTGAAAAGAAACTTACTGAAACCGGAGAAATTAATCCTAAATACGTTGACGTTTTGGACGAGGATAAGCCGATTGCCGGTCAAAAATTTGTGTGTATTTCTTTCCTTTCTCCTGAAAAAATTGTCAAGCAAAAGGAGATGTATTTTTTTGAAGAGTTTCTAAAGAAATGGGAATTTTCAAAGAGTATGGAGAAGTTTATTCAGTTCTTAAATTTTGTCAGTTACAAATACAAGCTTTCATTTGATGACATCTCCAAGGATTTCAAGGAGTTTTTGACCGAAGAGCAAGCATCATTTGTTGAGGGAGGAATGGAGAACGACTACAAGACGTTTTTGGATCAGAATGAAGAGGAGCTTGAGAATTCTTTTAACACAAAGCATTCATTCCAAACCTCCACGCGTGGAATCAAGGTTCGTGGCGCTTATCCTACCATGGAGGAAGCCGAATTGCGCTGCAAGATGTTGCGCGAGCTTGACCCCAACCACGACGTCTTTGTTGGCCCCATTGGGTTGTGGATGCCTTGGGATCCAGAGGCTTACAAGACGGGTCGCGTTGAATACATGGAAGACGAGTTGAACCAACTTATGCAGGAAAAGAACAAGAACGAGTCTTTTGCCAAGAGTGCATTTGAGCAGCGAGTGAAGGAGACGAAGAAGAAGGCCATTGACGAGAATATTAAGTTGGCCGAGAAGACTGGAGCCACTCTTACTCAGACAATTGACGAGGAAGGAAACCTTATCGGGGTTAACAATGTTAACACGCAAGAGAGATCTTTGAAGGATCAAGAATCTATTTCTGCCGCCGACATTCGCGCGGAGCTTTTTGAGGGCGAGAATATTGTTGTGGGCAAGACCGACAATGGTCAAAGCGAGCTTCTAAGCGGCCCTTTTGCCATCAAGGATAAGAGCGAGTAAACACACACTCTAAATTAATAATCATTATATTATTGCAATTAATATAACGATTTGGTATTATTTTTTATTTCTTTGTTTTTTTGATTTTCTTGAACGATATTTTTGTTTTCTGGTTTTTATTGATTTCCTCCTTTTGCCTCCTTCATTTTCAGGGGCATACTTAGCCTCAGCTAGTGGGTAATCAGCCTCGGCTGTTTCAATTACGCGTGGTCTGAGGTCGTTTCTGTTTGCAGTTGTACCGTCTCTGTTTACAGATAGGACGACGCTGTTTACAGGTGGGTTAAATTGTAAGTTTGTCATTGGCTCCAAATTTACTGTATTGTCTTCTGGAATTGGCGCAAATATTTGCATTAAAGAATCGTCACTCGCAAAATCACCGTCAAATTTAAAATATCCCGTGGAAGATAAATTAAATAACCTCATAAGCAGTAGTATTAATAACCGAACTGGCAATAAAAATGGATAAGCTACTCTTAACCCACAATAAACAAACATGCCAACTGACCAAACCAAACCTAATGG